TTTTAAGTCCCAAGGGAAACCTATTAAGACTGACAAAAAACAAACAAAATAAATATGATTTCCATCTTGATTGGTCCCACTATAGAGAAGTACAAAATATTTCACACTATAACCGTGATGCTGCGATTAAAGAAAGTGGAATTGTGGAACCTAATTATATTGGAGTATTCACCGATAAAAAAATCCTTGATTGGTTTAACTATTGTGATGCAATGGCCGAAATAAACAAACAACTTGTTTTGGACTCAGCAGACAAAAACACTGAAATAGAAAAAGAGATCCAAAGTTTTATTGACTCGGTAAAATGCCAAGTTCAAAGATGGGACAACAAAACAGATGTAACAACCGATTTTTTTCACGTTCGATTTACACATGACAAAGCAAGCCAATATTTAAGTAAAGCAGTAACCTTCACCGGGACATTAAAAGACATAACAAATTTAACCAATAAAAAATAATGAAAACAAAAATATCAATTTACGATTTTACCTTCACTCCTTCAGGATACGGACATTATAAAATAGTCTATGAAAGTCCCGCAACTGGTAAACAATGGAGCACAACTACAAACGATATGCCGTTAATAGATGCAACAAAAAACAGCGAATCTCCGAAAGTTAAAGACCTTAACACATTAAAAGAAATTTGTAAAAAATAAAATTATGAAACCAAAATACAAACCAACCAAAAAAAGAATCTACGAGAATAACCACTATGTTATAACTCTAGTAATTAATACCGGAGCTTATAAAGTGTCTCCCAAAGATAGTTTTAACGATAGTTATTTTAATACTTTAGATGAAGCAGCGAAGTACATCGGGACAACTTCCGACAATATAATGAATGCAGATAGTTTTACATCATGATAACAAGAAACGAAATTTTAGATCAGTTTGGGACCTTCTTTAAAGAATCAGACCAAACAACCGAGGATGCAACCATTAACATGCTAGACCTCGAGAGAATGAACGACAAGCAATTAACCCGTATTTATAACGCCTTTTTTAATTAAAACCATGAAACAAACATATAATATTCAAGACAGAGAAGCCGGAAACATAATTGTATCGGGCTTGACCCTTAAAAATGCACAAAACTTTTTAAGAGGTTATGAAGAAACAGACCGAGCAAACCACGAATTTACACCGAACTTTTACGAAATCGGGGAAGATGAAGAAATTGAAAAATCATATTTTGCCAAGTCCAAAAAAGAATATTACACTTTTCGAGCAACAGACAACGAAGATGCAAGGCACTGGATTATTAACCACCTTGACACGTCTCAAGAATGGAATTATGGATTAGTTGTATATCCCTTACAAGAATCTTTTAATGTCTAAGGCCATGCTAACAAAGATAGAAATTAAGTTAATAGTTGAATCGTTGGAGATTCACGCGGGAGAATGTTTGGAAGCCTTAAAACACGCCCGAAAATTAAAGATAAGCGATAAGGCTATAGTATCAAAATACAAAAAGATTTACAAATTAATTGAAAAGCTATGACAACAGAATTATTTAACATAATCAACACAACAACCGGAATAATATTGTGCTCAGGACTCACCCAAGACGAAGCAGAAGAAATGAAGCAAGAATATATTAACCTGGACATCTTTAATTCAAACAAAGAAATTTATAAAATTATAAAATCATGAAAATTAGAAACACGCAAAGCGGGGGAGTAATGCTTCAGAGGAAACGTCAAAGTGAGTCATCATCCTTGTTTAAGGTTATAGATCCAAATGGGAACATTAGATATAAGATTGGCGATGAATTTTGGATTAAGCATTCAACAATCGGTCCAGGACTATTAAACGAACCAATTAAAGAATAAAACCATGACAGACGCAGAACAACTTAAAGAAGATAGGATGATTTTTGAATTAAAATGCCTCCTAGATATTAAAGATTTTAAAATATTTCAAGACGAAGCAGAAAAAATATGGATTTTAGATAAGTTGAAAAAACATAATTTTAATGTCACTAAAACTGCTATTGAAATTCGCATCCAGCGGAGCCATCTTTACAATAAAATCATCAAATACAAAATTCCAATAGATAGGAAACTAAAATACAGCTATTCAAATGGTAAATACATGGTAATTTTCAATCCTAATGGGGATAGGTTTAATTTTATTATCAAAAATGAACCCGAACTAACGGAAACTATAAAAAGTGGCTTACAATTCGTTTATATACGAAAATCAAATTTAGCTTACATGGCCAAAAAAATATTCACCCGGATAGAAAATTTAACAAACGTCAATTAATTAATAAATGCATCTATTTAGAATGATTTTAAATAACTAAACCACTTGATTATTAAAATCAGAACAACGTATTTTGAACCAACAATTAAATTATGAAAAAGACATTAGAACTAACATTATGCGAAAGTGAAGGAGTAAAGATTGAAGTATCTTGCGATGTGCTACGAATTGAAACTGACAATCCTGCTACACATCCCGATGACCCGAATCAAGCAACCATTACAGAGTATTGGTGTAAGACCATTAATAAATTAAAGATAAACGGTTTTGAGTTGGGAATTTACAACCATAAAACCTTAAAAGAAATTGAACGATTAGTGGAGGACCAGTTAGGATCTAACCCTGATTTATTTGAAGGATAGTATATAGCGTACAATAATATGAGAAGTTGGGGGCTGTCGTGAGCAGTTGACAAAATGAGTCCTACCCCACGGAGAAGATGCCGAAAATGACGGTTAAACATCGATTCCCCAATTTCTTATATTTATTGTTATAAAATCGTTTTAATGTTTTATAACGGCTGACGCTATACGAAGGCAGGGGTTAAGATGCACTCCCTTTCAGCCTACCACAAATGATAAATAGATGCACACCGCTTGTATTAGCAGTAAAGCCCCTGCTTTTGTATAGCGTATGTTATAGGGCGTTTTAATTTAATTACAATGGAAAAGACTTACAGATTAGAATTTAATGAAAAACAACAAAACTTTCATTTAGACAACTTCACTCACGAAGAAGGAACGCACGGATGGTTTACGATTTTTGAGCATTGCACAGATATTGAGTTTAAAGTTTACGAGGCTTTTGTTAATCGTATCCCAAATAAAAAACTTACAAAAGAATACTTGCTAAAATGTGCAGTAGAAGTAAAATTATTTACTAATAATTTGTTGGAATACGGATTGGTTGTCGGTCGTTCTTAAATGCCCTATAACTAATCGTTCAGTGTTATAAAACTAAATATTAAACTTTTAAAAATATGCAAGTTACAATTAATTACAATTTGAAATGGCAGCTAAAAACAGCCCCGAATTATCAGTTTACAGACAATGGAATCTGCATCAATACATTAAGAGGCAAGATAGTTAAAAAAGTAATATTGCAGCGTTACTAACTTACACACCAATAACACCGATACTTGGGTTAGATGATTACAATAGCACCCAAAAATTAGTAAATGCACCTATTTAGAACGTTTCTAAATTACTTAAACCAACAAATAATTAAAACAATATCTCTTAATTTGAATAATGAAATTTAAAGCACTTAGGAAGTTCAGTAGGCAAGAGGTTGTGGGATACCTAAGTAAAATTAACAAAGTAAGAATTTATACCATTGATGGGGTTGATTATACAATAACTGAATTTAAAAAACATTTTAATAATTTTGAAATATGACAAAGAAAGGAAAATATTTTTTTAGAGATATATCGCCAGGTACATACAATAAACACGAAGTTATTCCGGCCACTAGGGTTTGTTTTTGTTGCGGTAAATACGTGGAACCATTCAATATATTTTGTGATCCTTGTTATGCAAAAAATAACCAACGAAGAACTAATAATTAAATAAATGAACATACAAAACATTTTTAAAAGTAAACCAAAATTTGAAACATGTACCTTGGCAATAGCCGACTACTTTAAAAGAAATGGTAGTTTAAGCCAGTTGGAGTGTTGCCAGTTATTCCTTAATTGGAATCTTCACAAAGTAGTGGACCGTCTAAAAAAACACCACAATATGAATTTTGAGAAAACAAAAAAGCTTGTTAAAACCAGATACGGTAAAACAACTGAAATTGTAACCTATCACTTAATAAGATGATTGAAGATTATCCGTTATTTGCTGACTTTTGGAAGCTAACCAATAAAATTGGGAGAAAAGAGTTGATGGCAAAACGATGGCAGGTATTGCCACAATGGAAGAAGATTGAAGTTTTTAACAAAGCATTAAACGATAAAAATAAAAAGGGAGCAGAATTTTACCTAAACATAGGAAGATGGAAGAATTAGAAAACATAAAATCAGAAATAGAAAGCATTAAAGATGAAATTGAAAATCTGTCCGACCAAATTAGAAGAGAACGTGACGGTTCTGTTGATAATCAACGAGATTTAATGAAAAAATCTATGGAGTTAAATTTAGCACGTAGAAAACTTGAATTTAAGCTAATGAGGTAATTTGTTTTTGTAATAAGTTAAACTATATTTGTACCGCTCATCACGATGAAAATCTTTAAAAATAAATCCCCATTCCTTACATTGCACTTTGCATATTCTATGCACGTGATGAGCCTTTGTATTGGATGGGGTTATTTTTATAAATGAGAGATTCCTGTATTTTTTACCGTAGTTTTTATGAATCAATTAACGAACTACCAGACATAAACAAATTAGAAATTTACAACGCTATTTTTAGCTATTCTTTGAACTTTATTGAGCTTGAATTAACAGGTTTAAGTAAATCTATTTTTACATTAATAAAACCACAACTTGATGCTAATATCAAGCGTTTTAATAACGGTAATATACCAAAAGATAAGCAAACAAAAAGCAAAACAGAAGCAAAACAGAAGCAAAAAGAAAGCAAACGTGAAGCTAATAACAATGTAAATAACAATAACAATGTAAATGATAATAAGAATAAAGAAGAAAAGATAAATTTTGATATTTTTTATAATTTATATGATAAAAAAGTAGATGGCAAGGATGCTAAATTAAAATGGGATAGATTAGATTTACAAACTCAACAACTAATATTATCGGTAGTTCCTAAATACATAAAATCCACCCCTGATAAGCAATTTAGAAAATCGCCTTTGGTTTACTTAAATAAAAAGGCATGGGAGGATGAAATTATTGTAGAAAAAGAGTTTAACAAACCAGTACAAACATACAAAGAACCAATATCAAAATTATTATGAGAAAAATAAGATTAGAATACTCAAGAGAGCAAGGATGTTTTCACTTTGAAAATGTTAATAAGGACAATAAAAATACATTTAGTTATTTTACAATTAAAAATGAGGTTGATAGTGATATAGCTTCTGAATTTGTAAAAATGTATGATAGTAAATATCCTAAAAGAAATATATCAATCCAGGCAATGAAAGATGAATTTAATAACTTTATCAATGGAAGGTAAATTACCACCACAGGCAATAGATTTAGAAGAAATAGTAATAGGGGCTGCAATGCTTGAAAAAACGGCATTTGGTAAAGTATCAACTATTTTAGATAAAAAAGATTTTTATAAGGAGCAACATAGTATAGTTTGGGATATTATGAGTGAACTATATAATGAAAATTTACCAATAGATATTATGTCTGTTATTGAAAAGTTAAGGTCAAAAGGTAAATTAGATTTAATAGGTGGTGCGCATTTTATAAGCCAACTAACAATAAGGGTTGCTTCTGCTGCAAATATTGAATATCATTCTACAATTATAAAACAGTTATCACTACAAAGAAATATTATTGAACTTTCAACGGATTATTTAAATAAAGCATGGGAAAATGGAATAGACCCTTTTGAATTTAGTAAAGAATTTGCATGGAAACTTGAAAATATTACATCTTCACTTACTCCCGATATGAGAGATATAGGTAAAGTTGCTAAATTAACTTACAGTATGATGCGTGAAGCAAGTTTAAATGAAAGTGATATAATTGGGTATCCAAGTTCAATAAGTGCCTTAAATGATAAATTATTAGGCTATTCTGCACCCGATTTTACAATAGTTGCAGCAGGAACCGGAGAAGGTAAATCTACGTTTATGTTAAATGAAGTTAAGGCACTTGCAAAACAAGGCATTCCATGTGCTGTATTTAGTTTAGAAATGAACGATTATCAACTATTATGGAAAATGTTTAGTTCTGATTTAGATATAGATGTTAAAAGTATAAGAAAGGGTAAAATGGATGAAGGTAGATGGGATAGTTTAAGTGATAATGTTAAAGAATATGCAAAGATGCCAGTTTACTTTTATGATTCAGGGGGATTAACGATAGAAAAGTTTTGTGGTATTGTTAAAGAAGCTGTAAGGAAAAACGGTGTAAAAATGGTTTTTATAGATTATATACAGTTGCTTATGGTTCAAAATGCTAAAGACTTTGGTAATAGAGAGGGTCAGGTTAATTTTATATCTAAAAGGATTAAACGATTAGCAAGGGAATTAAGCATACCTATAATGGCTTTAAGTCAATTATCAAGATTAGAAAAAGGAACTAAAAGAAAATATAAACTTTCGGATTTAAGAGAATCTGGAGCATTAGAACAAGATTCAGATAACGTAATATTTTTATATAATCCATCTTATCATGGAGTTGAAGAAATGGAATTTTATGATAAAAACGAAAACGGAAATTATGAGAAACAAACTATTGCATTTGATCATGAAGATTGTTTAATTTTGATAGAAAAATGCAGATTAGGAGAAACAGGAATAGTAAGATGTAAATTTAAAGGTAAATTTTCACGACATGAAGATTTACCAAATAGCCAACGAATACAAAAGACAGAAGATTTTAGTTTTAACGATAGACCTTTTTAAAATATGATAAAGTGGATTAACAAACCTTACGGGAATTGTCCCGTACAAGCGGAAGGATATTTTTTGAATCATTATTTCTATTTTCGGGCAAAATGGGAATTTGTTGAGATAGAGTTTTACAAAACACAGGAAGACTTCTGGAGCAATGAACCTATAAAAGAATATCTTTTAATGAATACAGAAGAGTACAAAGCAGGATGGTTAAGCCACCGAAAATGTTATTTTTTGATAGTAAAAGGATTGATTAAATTTTCTTATTATATATTATTCAAATGAGTTGGAAATCTAAATATGAAGAAATATCAAAAAAGCGAATAGCTGAAATTGATAAATTAGAAAAAGAATTAGATGTATTTAATAAAAAGTACAGAGAGCTGGAGAATAAATTAAGACAAGCCCTCGAACTTATCCAAAAATTAGAACCTAATGATAAAAATAAATATTAAGCCTTTATCGGTTAATCAAGTTTGGCAGGGCAAACGATTTAAGACACCTATTTATAAAAGCTATGAAACAAGTTGTTTATGGTTATTACCTACAATAGAAATACCAGCAGCACCTTATGAGTTTCATTATGAATTTGGATTTAGTTCTAAATTATCTGATTTGCTTAATCCTGAAAAACCAATTACGGATATAATTTGCAAACGATATGGAATAGATGACCGATATATTAATAGGATGGTATTAGAAAAGGTTATGGTTAAAAAAGGTGAGGAATATATTAAATTTGAGATAACTCATGCAAAACCACGTTAAGGTTTACTTAAACCATTTCGGATATGGTGAAGATGATTTTATAAAATGTGAAAGACCCGAATGCAATAAAAGGGCAGTAGATATTATGCACCTTATACCACGTTCTAAGTTTGGTAAAAAAAGAAAAGATGAACAAGACCACATTACTAACCTTTTTGCAGGGTGTAGGTTATGTCATACAGCATTTGACGATGGGAAAAAATGGACATTAGAAGAAATGCAAAAAATACATTTATTTAATTTATCAAGATTAATATGAAAAAATACATATCATTTAGCGGTGGAGTTGAAAGTTCAACAATGGCAATACTTTATGGCAAAGGTGCTAAATTGATATGGGTAGATACCGGAGCAGAACATAAAGAACTTTATGACAGATTAGATATGTTTGAAAAATACATATTAGAACTACATAAAGGAGATTGTGAATTAATCCGTTTAAAAGGTTCTTATTCTACTAAAGGTGTAAAAGTAGATAGTTTGATTGATGCGATAAGAATAGGACAATTTATGCCATCAGGCCAAAAAAGATTTTGCACATCAGCATTTAAAATTAAACCTATTGATAATTATTTAAAGTCACTTGGCGAAGTAGAACTTATGATAGGTTTTAATTTGGATGAAGAAGGTAGGACAGGAAACCTTGAAAAAATATCAAGTATTAATTACACATATCCTTTAATTAATGATGGCTACACAAGAAAAGACTGTGAAGCTATTTTAGAATTTCACGGAATGCACCCATCTTTTCCTGTTTATATGAATAGAGGAGGCTGTAAGATGTGTTTTTATAAGTCACAAAAAGAATACAAAGCAATGTATTATTTAGACCGTGATACTTTTAATGAAATTAAAGAATTAGAAAATAATATTCAAGATAAAAGAACTAAGCATTTTTCAATTATGGAATCAGGCAAATCAATGAATCAATTAGAACAAGAGTGCAAAGAAGAAATACCATTTGATTTTACCGAAATTTATAAAGATAGGGAGAGCAATCGTTCTTGTGGAGCATTTTGTAGAAGATAATATGACATACAAGGGATTTAAAATAGAACTAAACGAGTATTACAATTGGCGATACCCAAATACAAAATATTTATATTATAGTATTAATGATTGTGATAGACCTGTATTATGGGCTTCAACAATAGATGAATGCAAGAAAGAAATAGACCTTATTTAGATTAATTTTAAATTAGAAAACCCGATAAAACGTATTAGTTGAAATATTACTTTTGAAAATATGAAAATAAATGTATTGAGCCTGTTTGATGGGATGTCTTGCGGACAACAAGCACTTGAAAGAACTGGTATTAAAGTAGATAATTATTTTGCATCAGAGATTGATAAGTATGCAATCCAAGTTACTATGGCAAATTACCCCAATACAATTCAATTAGGGAGCGTTGTAGGAGTGGATGGGTATAGTTTACCTAAAATTGATTTATTAATAGGTGGAAGTCCTTGCCAATCGTTTTCATTTGCAGGTAAAAGAAAAGGAATGTCTACCAAATGCGAAACTGAGATATTAACCTTAGAGCATTACCTTGAATTAAAAGCTGAAGGTTATGAATTTGAAGGTCAATCTTATTTATTTTGGGAGTTTATGAGATTACTTAATGAAGTAAAACCTAAATACTTTTTACTTGAAAATGTAGAGATGGGTGAAAAGTGGGAAAAAGTATTAAGTAAGGCAATTGGTGTAAATGGTATTCACATTAATTCTGCATTGGTTTCTGCACAGAATCGCAGAAGAATATATTGGACAAATATAGGAATGAAACCAGGTGGATTATTTGGAGATTTAGAAAGTATTATTCAGCAACCAAAAGATAAAGGTATATTGCTTAAAGATATTTTAGAAAATGAAGTTAATGAGAAGTATTTTTTGAGTGAAAAATCAATAGCATATATAAATAGAAATCAAAGGAATTTAGCATTTCAAATGAATGAAGATGATGACAAAAGTGGATGTGTTGTTGCTCGTTACCAAAGTGGGATTCCATACAATCAAATAGTAGTAAAAGATAAACAATTTACCGGACTTGATTTAAATACTAAATCTCGTACAATAAGAACTGGAGGAAGTGCAAGTGCAACTGATAAACATAATTGGGATTTAATTATACACAACACAATGCCACTTTCATCTACAACTGGCAAAGGTGGTACAGGGCATTTGAGCAGAAACGATGGCAAAACTTATTGCTTAGATACTGGAAATACAAATGCAGTAGAAATAATCGCAATGAGAGGCAGAGGAGAAAAAGGCAATATTGAGCAACAACTTGAAACAAATGGAACTAATAAAAGCAACTCATTAACTACCGTAACAAAAGATAATTTATTAAGAAAAGTTAAACAAATTAGCACCAACAATAAATCAAATAAAGCAACACAACCATATCAACAAGATAGGATTTATGATATAAATGGTATTAGTCCAGCTTTATCAGCTGGTAAAAGTGATTTAATGATAACAAGTGGTACATTAAGAACGCATAAAGATGGAGAAGGATTTAG